GGTACGGGCCGCCTGCTGGGACTTCTCGTTCTGCATGATGAGCCCCATGTCGTTGTACTGGGACATCGCGCTGCTCTGGAGCTGCGCCAAGAACGACCCGGAGCCAAGGTTGATGCCAGCCTCACCGGCCAGCACACGGGCCGTAGCCCGCTCGCGGCGGGCCGCACGAGCCCTCTCGGTCAGCTCCTGGCCTGCCTTGTCGGAGATCTCATCAGCCTGTACTTGGTTCTGCTTGTTGAGCGCCCGCTGCTGGGCCTTGGCCGACTCGCGCTGGGCGTACATCTGCGTCCCCGTACCGACGGCAGCAATAGCCATCATGGCGGTTACTGGCTCACACATGGGTCGTCCTCATAAACTGTAGGAAGGGTCGGCGCTCGACCCCGAACTCGGGCTCGTACGCCGTGAAAACAAAGCCCACCCGCCGCAGATAGCGCAGCGAGTCGGCGTTGCGGACATCAACATAGTTCATCAGCACCGGGTACTCCCCCAGCATCCGCTGGAGGTACTCCTCAGAGTGCCGCATCAGGTACCGGGACTGCGCCCGGAAGGCGTCCGTAGCCAACAGCCACGGCGCACCTATGCCGTCCGCAATAGGGGCAACCCCAAAGACCGCCACAGGGGTCCCGTCAAGGACCACCCAGGCGGACGTAGAGACCGCTAGAGAGGCGCTGAGAGCGGCCTCGGGGGTTAGCCCTGAAGCCGCTCTCACCTCGTCCACGTCCCGCTGGCGCAGCCTCTGGCCGACGTATAAGGCGTCGTCAGGTGTCGCCAAGCGGATGTGGGTCATACAAGCCTCGATATGCGGTTCTGGTAGAACGCCTCCCACTCGGCGGCCGTGAAGTTACAGCCGTATGGGGAGTCGTTGACGAGTGACACGGTCGCCACGTCTGCGTTGCCGTAGATCTGGAACGCGTAGGTTCCCTCGCCAAACACCGGCTGCCCCGTGACGAGGCTGGACTCCCCAATCGTCTTGCCCTCAAAGGAGGCAAACTTGTTGGGGACAACCTCCTCAATATCCGGGTCGGTGCCGTAGGGCGAGACCTCGGTCTGGAAGTAGGCGGTGTTGGTGAAGTGGACGGTCCACGTCCGAAGCTGGAGGCGCCCGGAGGCGACAGGCACGTCGGCGGCGTTCTTCATGAACTGCTCGCTGAACTGGTACCTGAACTCGTAGGTGAGCCCCCCGATGGTGGCCCCAGAGAAGTCCCCGGTGATCTGGATAGTCTGGTCGTCGGTCCATGAGTACTCGTTAGGGTCCACCGAGATGGTGGTTCCCTCGTTGTTCTCACCGCCACCGATGACCAACCTGAAGGACGGCTTGTTGGCCGCAGGGACTGCGTAGGGGATTGACCACTCGGTGACCCCTTGCCCCTCTAGGTACACTCCCGTGGTCTCCACGCGGCGGTCTAGGTAGACCTCATGGGTCAGCCCAGGGGCCACCGCGCCGCCGTCTAGGTTGGCCTTCTCTAGGTACGTCCCGTCGGGACGCTTGATGACCAGATACAGGTACGACCCGATGACGCCGCCGCCCAGCACCTCGATGCTGGAGGGGAACTGCCAGTAGCTCCACGCGGACTGCGCCTTGTCCTGCTCACTCGTCCAGTAGAACTTGTAGGTGTACAGACGGCTAGGCTCGTCCGACGACGCTACGCAGAGCAGGTCGTGGTCCGGGCTACCGAACAGCGCACGCACGTTCTTGGGAATGAACTTGGGCACATGGGCCGTGATGTCCGACGCCTCGGTGTTGTTGGCGTCGTCACGTACGTAGTACTCGTACACGCGGGAGTGCGTAGACCCTTCGCTGGCAAAGTACACGTCGCTGCCAAGGGCCAGCGGCCGGACGTTGGGCGTCATGACGTAGCGGGTCGCCACGTCCATCGACACCGTACCGGGCGTCAGCGCCCCCTGGTGTGACATGACGAACTGCACCTGATCTGAGAACAGCATCAGGGCGTTGTTGAACGGGACCGCGTAGTTGATCTTGGTGACTTGGGTTGTTGCTGCCGCAATATCGACCGTCTCGTCAGCCAGAAGGTCAACCACGGTGAGGCGGTAGAAGTTCCCGAAGTCCCCCGCCCGAGAGAACGTGACGTTCTCATCGACGCAGAACCCGAGCCTGTTCTGGTAGAAGAAGATCTCCCGAATCTGGCGGCTAATGAACGAAGGGTTTGGATTAGTCGTCTCATCGCCTACCCTCCGGGGCGCCCAAGAGAATGTCTGCAGCTCAAACGTCCCGTCCGCCAGACGCACCAGCGCATGCGGCATGGTGCATTCCAAGATGCGGTTGGGCAGGTTGGGAGCCACCGTCTCGTCCCACACGGCACCATTACGGCGCACATAGTAGGTCGCAAAGTTGCTCTCGCTGGTTCCGCGAATCTCCCAGATGTCGCCGTTGGCTGGCGCAGGGGACTCAGGGATTTCCTGAAGCGTCTGTACGGTGCCCCTGAAGATGCCGCCAGAGGGGTTCGCCCCGTACTGGGCTCGCACCGCAGCGTCCTGCTGGGACTGCTGCTGGAGCAGCGCCTTCACCTGACGCTTCTTCATGGTCTCAGTAATCGAGAACATCGTGCTGGTCGGGGTGTACTCGTCGTCCCCCACGGGGGCCATCGCGGTGTACACCGACTTGTTCACGATGAACGTGAAGTCCGCCACGGTGACCGCAGAGAACTCCGTAAGAGGATCGTCTACCTTCAGGTAGTCCGGGACGCACTGCCAAGTGACCGTGCCGTCCACGACGGTGGACCCCAAGGTGGTCGGCCAAGTGGGCTCAGTGCCCCCCGAGGTGCCGTTGTCGGTGACCCTGTAGAGGAACCCGTTGGGGGTCGTGGGGGAAACCGTAACGCCCACGTCGGGGTACGACTGGTTGTTGGACCAGCCAGCGCGGCCGGGGACGTTCACCGTCTTCTCGACGCCGTTCAGGTCGAAGACCTTGATCTGGCGGTCCAGCAGGCACACGACGTACCGCTCGGTGGAGTCCCGGTTGATAAGGTGGGTGTACGCCCCGCCCAAGTCGGAGGCCGTCAGCTTGGCGACATGCTCCGTAGGCGGGCGCTTCTTCAGGCCGTCCACGACGGACGACCACCCATTGACCTGCTCCTCGGCCTGCGAGGCCAGCCGCGTGGTCGCGGGCTGCTGCGACACTCCGTTATAGAGCGCCGGAATCTGGCGGGCTACGAGGCTCATGGTGGGTTACCTTCTGGTGAATATGCGGTTGGTGCGGACCTGAGACCGGAACATGTTGCGGTCGGTCTGGCGGTTCTCGCTGCGCTGCCACTCGATCCACGCCTCGTTCTCCATCTCCTTGGTGAACTGGTAGAGAATCTGGCTGCCCACGATGCGGGACTGGAAGACCCGCCCAGCTCGCATCGTCACGTACTGACGGGCCGCCGGGGGGATCTCGGCAAAGGGCATAAAGCGCACGATGCGGAACTCAAGGTCCGTATCGGTGATCGTGAAGGTCTGCTCCTCCACGTCGTACAGCATCCCGTCCCGCCAGACCAGATTGCGGTCGATGTCCGACGTGCAGTCGATGTCGAGCGCGTCAGAGGGCAGGAGGATGTTGTCGTTCACGTCGGGGGTAAGGACGTACTCCTCGTCGGTGTTGAACGACCAGCCACGGGTCAGGAAGAACCGCAGCTCGTTGTTCAGACACAGACGCGCAAAGGACACGTCCTTGATGTTGGACACCGCAAGGGTGTTAACAGGCGCCTGACCTATGCTCTGGAGCAGCTCGTTGACGGCGTCCAGCTCGGTCAGGGCACCGGCCGTAAGAGTGATTGTTGGCATAGGTAAGGTTCCTAAAGTGGAAAAAGAAGGGGGCCAGGATTACTCCCAGCCCCCTCCGGGGTGCGTCAGAACGCTAGGCCATTAGGCCGTGGCGATCTCGATGGCGCACTTCGAGCGCAGCTTGCCCGCGCCGAAGGCCATCTTGGCAACCATCAAGGTGCCCTGACGGCGGATGTCCCACGCGGACTCCATCTGGAGGCCCTTCGCGGTCAGCACGGCAGCAGCAGGCTCACACCACACGATGCCACGGGTCGTGGCGTTGTCGCCACGGTACTTCGTCGGGTAGGACGAGGGCAGCCGGTTGAGGCCGCTCGGCGCACCAACGAGGCCGTCGGTGTTCGTGCCGGCGTCGTAGGCGGTCACGTCGAGGCCGAACAGCGGGGCGTTCGACTTGATGACCTGCACGTCGCTCACGGTGGTCAGAACGTCACGCTGGACGCCAGCGCCAGAGGCGTTGTAGTCGCGGTTGATGTTCTTGTCGCTGCGGGCGATCAGGTACCACTGGGCGGGCTTGAACATGGCGTAGACGGGCATGCTGTCAACCGGCACGTCCTTCTCGTCCATCTTCTGCTTCGCCAGACCGATGGCGTCGATCAGGTCGGCGCCCGACACGTCGAAGTCGGCCGAGCCGCCAACGTCCGCTTCCACGACCTCGTCGCCAGCGCCGTCGCCGGTGAACAGCTCGGTGGTGTCGCGGGCAGCAGCCAGCAGAACCTGGGTCACGGTGCGGTCGTAGAACAGGGCCAAGCTGTTGCCCAGCTCGGTGCTGTACGGGGCACGCACGTCGTAGTGGTTCTTGATTTCGTCGATGTCCGCAACGAACACGTCGGAGATCAGCAGGTCGTCCAGCGTGACAACGACTTCGTTGTGCTGGATGGCCTGACCGGTGATTTCAGCACCGGGGGTGTGGTAGGAGGCCAGCGCCTTGAAGGTCGCCGGGAACTGGGCGGACTTGGCACCCGTGAGCGAACGCTCGCGGACCTTGCCCTTGGTCTTAACCATCGTCTCGAAAGCGGTCATGACTTCGCCGGAGAACACCTTGAGCCACAGGGCATCAACGTCGTTCGCGGCCTGAATCTGACCAACCCGGCTAGGAGTTGCAGCAGACATTGTAGAGTTCCTTTGTTAGGAGTGGAGGATGTGACCCAAGCAGCCTCAGACTCTGACACGCAGCGCAGTTATCCACCGTAGTGGGCAGCGGGGTCGGGGGTCGTCGGCAGTCCCTCGCATGGGTCTGTTGCGGGGGACCGGAAGAAGTGGACGCAACTTGAAGGCGGCGTCCCGGCCCGAGGCGGGTGGAGGAGGAGACACCCGCGAACGCTTACACGTCGTAGAACACCACGGCGTCAACCGTGGCCCCGGAGATGGCCGATACGTTGGCCTTCATCTCCGCTACACGTGCCAGCGGCACAATGGCGTCAGCCGTCGTGCTGGTCAGCTCGACCCAAGGCATCGCCTCGGAGAGCCGTCCGTAGATCACAACGGTGGCCGTGCCGCCCGTAATCGCCACCTGAACCAGAGCCTCGTCGCGGCTACGGTCGGAGCGGAGCGACAGCGTCGGGCCGTCCCCGGTGGCAGTCGCCCCGTCAAGGAGTGAATAGTTCATGGCATACCCTTTCGGTATTGGATGTAGTTGTTCGCAACCACACCCGTGTAAAAGATAAAGAGAAGCACCGCCATCCATGAGCGGTACACAGGAACGTACAGCGCCACCGCAGCGACCTTTGCTAACAATAGGCCAACCTGCGGGTGCCACTGCATGGCCCACCGGACGAGCGGGTTGAGTTCCCGCCCACCGGCAGCCAGTACAAGGAGCGTCAGTCGGGCATCAGCTACCTGCAACAGCACATAGCCAGCCGCCAACGCCGTCCCGACATGCAGCGGGAGCGCCTCTAAGCTAAACATGAGGCCCCCTTAGATTTCGTCTTCAACAACAAGCTGGAGCCCAAGGCGGCTCATCGCCTCCTGAGGCTCCTGCTCAGTCACGTCAGCAGCGTCAAAGAGCGCCTGAACGGCACCATGAGTCACCCCAGGCTGCCCCCTAGACAACGCCATGTCCCGCACAGTGGCCGCAGAGCCGGGCAGAGAGGACGCCTGAGACCACCCTAAAGGGGCGCCTTGGGCGTCGAAGGCCCGCTCGTAAACGGCCAGCGGCAGGATCGCTGCGAAGTCGCTATCGATGATCCCAGAGCTGATGTAGTGGGTCGCAGGGGCCGCTCCGGTAGGAGACAGCCCCGTCGTCCACATGCCCACACCGCCGTCCGAAAGACCAGCGGCGAGGGCCCTGGAGTTGGCTAAGGCGGCGGCAGGGACAATAAGAGTGCGGAACGCGAGGCTCATGAGTAAGCCAATACCGCGTCGGCCCGCTCCTGCGGCAGAAGGCCTGCGCCCACGACGTAAGCCATGCCCGCCGCCATTTCATCGCTCGCCAGCCACACATGGCTCTCGGCCCTGACCTGGCCGACAAAGCCCTGCACCACCGGATCAGCCGACGCATTGATCCCTGCCATCTCAGCCGCCGTGAAGCGGTAGATGAACTCGCTCGACGTAATGCGATCCACGGCGTAGGCATCGCGGTACGACTCGCACGCCTTCTCGACTACGTCCTGCAAGTACTGCTCGGCAGTGAGGGCAGGGCCAACCGGGTCGCCGTTTTCGTCC